TCTTTCTTCTAGACGAGGCCTTTAGCGCTTTGGATGAGATGACTAAGATGGAACTTCATGCCTGGTATCTTGATATTCATAAACAGCTAGGCCTGACAACACTCATCATTACGCATAGTATCGAGGAAGCCCTCAATCTTAGTGACCGTATCTATATCTTGAAAAATAGGCCTGGGCAGATTGTTTCTGAAGTCAAACTCGACTGGTCTGAAGCCGAAGACAAGGACGTTCAAAAAATTGCCTATAAACGCCAAATCTTAGCGGAACTAGGCTTAAATAATTAGAAATATAGAGAGTGGGTGAAGTTTATTCTTTACTTACTCTCTTTTTTCTTTAAAAAAATCGAAAAATTCGGTATAATAGTCAATTATACCGAAATCATTCTATAATCGTTGATACATAAGGGTTTTATGTATCGCTTTTTTTATTTTGTGGACTTTTTTAAGAACTTTTTATTTTTTCGAGGGCAGTTTCAAAGAATGAGACTGCTCTTTTTTGGTTCTCTTTTGATAAATGGCTGTAAGTGTCCATAGTTACAGATATTTTTGCATGGCCAAGCCGTGTCTGTATTTCCTTATATGGCAAGCCGGCATTAAGCAAGATACTAGCGTGAGTGTGTCGGAAAGCATGAAAGCCTAAATCAGTACAGTTAGCGTTTTTTAAGTGCTTATGTAGGCGATAATCAACCTTTCGAGTATTGACATAGTTGTCAAAGCTATCAGAGAATACTTTCTCATAGGTTAAGCCAATGTTTCTACCGTTTTCTGCTTGTCTTACTCGGTAGAGACGAAGCATGAGCACTGTTTTATGATCGATATCTAGAACTCTATAGCTTGATTTTGTCTTAGGAGTGTTTACCTGGTTTAAAATGTTGAGTGTTTTGTTAATATCGATCGTTCCGTTCTGCAGGTCAATATCAGACCATTCCAGGGCTAGACATTCACGGATACGCAGTCCAGTAGCTAGGAGCGTCTTATAAAGCACGGTGTCATAAAAATTGATAAAGGTATTTTCTAGGTTATCGAGATAGGAGAGGAAGTTTTTAAGTTCCTGATCTTGAAAGTATTTAATTTCTTGCTTATCTCTTGTTATCTTTCTAGGAATGACAACATCACGAGCAGGGTTATTGTCTAATGCTTGGATAGAGACCCCATACTGTAGTATGCGTTTATTTAAGGCATGAAGGTGATTGTATTCTTTATACCCCGTTCCGTCCTGATTGTACTCATCCGCCCACTTATTTACCTGAGTTTGGATAATAACAGGAGTAAGTTTATCTAGTTTGTAAGTACCAAATGAGGGCAAGAGGTAATTATTTAAGCAGCCTTTTATCTTTATCTGCGTGTTAGTTTTTATGGTATGCTGGTAGGTTTGCCAAAATAAGTCCACAAGTTCGCTATAGGTTGTTATATGTGAGCGTTGTTTTCGTGTCGAGCCGTTTTTCTCAAATTCCACCTTGGCCTGGGTGGCTTTGTTTTTGAGTTCTTTTTTTGTTCTTGCTGATATGGTAGTCTTGACCTTTTTGCCAGTCACAGAATCAATGCCAAGATAGATACTAGAGCGGTAGACTGCTGATCCGTCTTTTTTCGTGTGTTGTGTAATTTTCATGGGTTTAACTCCTTTTCCATCAGCAGGCAAGCAATTAGAAAAGGTTTTGAGTTTATACCATGCGAGGAGCTACGAGAACCCCTCTATTTTCGATTTTAAGAGGACGGACGGTAAAATGTACCAGAATAGGAAACAAGTCGGATATGGGGCTTATATGGGGAATAGAAAAAGTGTACCAACTAAAAAGCTGATACACTTATTTTCTTGTTGTAACCCTGACCTATATAGAGATACAGGCATAGAGCAGTGTAACCCCAAAGGGGTTTCTTTTACGATAAAAAAATAGTATCACTTTTTAGAAATTTTTACAAGTGTTTCTAAAAAAGGTTTGAAACACATTGATAGGTTTTGTTATTCCGTTAATTCTTGTTTTAATTCATCTAAAGGGTAGTTCATTTCATTTGCTAATAATTCTAGATCCTCTTGATAATTTTCACAATGTTTTTTTATCGGATATGAGATATAAAAATCTAGATTTATTTTAGCCGTTTTATTATCAAAATAACTTAATATTTTTGATAATGTATAAAGGTCGCTTTGCCCTAATCCTATACGATACTGAGCTTCTGTTATCTTTATTTCATTGTGAAAGGTGTTGTTATAGCGTATTTTATGGATAGTTGACTTAAAATTGAATATTCTTCCGCTATGAGCGGCTCTATTTCTAAAACTATTTACAACAGAAAGAGTATCCTTGAAGAGAGCTTTGAGATCGTTTGTTACATCTGAGATATCTATGCCATAACAAATTGAAATGACTTTATCTTTTTGAGGCCCTTTCAAGAGTTTAAATATATATTTTAGATTTCCGAAAGTAGTCTCTTTTAATAAAATCCAAGGTGGAATATGGCCATGATTGCTTCTGTAATGGTTTAAAGGCTCTATATTCCTAGTTAAAATATGATTTAGTTTGTCAAGAAGTATAGCACGTTCATTAGTTGGATGACCATTGTTCCAGGTGGTGTCCCCTTGTCTAAAGTTTTGATAGTGTAAATACTGACGTTCTTCTACACCGAAGTCCTCAGCAAGCGTATAAGCTATAGCGGTTCTGAGTGATAATTCGATTTCCAAAGAAGCTTGTATAACACCATTTCTAATACTTTTGTCAAGTTCATATAGAGATGTTAGGTGCTCAAAAGTAGCGCCTGATTTATACCGTTCTTTCGTGAAATCTTCTTCTAACAAAAACATTTTGTATCCATTTACGACTTCGTAATAACCGTAGCGCATTAATACTCTTTTTGCTTTGTTTTCATCTAGAAAAGTTAGATCTCTAGACTTTAAAATATCTATTTGTTTATTTTTATCTGCAAAAGGTTTCATCAGTTCCTCTTTCTACAACGCAAAAGGGCCTCACAAAGTGAAGCCCTTTTGGTATGATGCTAAGCGCATCTATTCATCGATTATGTTAATTATAAGGGCTTTTTTATATCTTGTCAAGTATTTAGTTAAAAAATTTTAAAAAATCCGATAGAATCCATTCCCCTTTTAGGGTTAGTAGTTTGGTTTATATAATCTTCTCAAATACCATTGTGGCTTGGATACGGTCACCACCGCCTAGTCCTTTGCTTTCACCATTGGCAGTAGTGATAGTATGTAGGCGATAACCTTTTGAAGCTTGTTTATTGATAACATCTTCTAATTCTGTAAGGTTTCCTGATCCAGCGCCGAAAAACTTTTCTTTCAAAGTTACCTGGAGGACAACATAGTGTAGTCCATTTACTCCAGATGCAGTAGAAAAACTACCTTCTTGTTTTACAGTGTCAAAAACTTCCATGCGAGGAGCTACGAGAACCCCTCTATTTTCGATTGTAAGAGGACTGTCAGTAAAATATACCAGATAGGAAAATAAAGCGATTATGGAGCTTATATAGTGACTAGTGGTTTTATATTAGTCATTATAATCTTTATGAAGAACAGGATTATCAGCTAATGAGGAAATTATTGTACTAAGTGCTTCTCTATCACTCTTATCTAGGGACAAGAAATCAATAATAGTAATTTTAGTCTTATCAGGAAAGGTCATTAGACCCGCAAGAAATCTTCCGATATTTGAATCAGCATAGTCTTGCATTCCTTTTAACATAAGATCTTTTTTTTCTTGATTCCAATTTTTAAATTCTTCTTTAGCAAATCTTCTATGTCCATAATAGTCTGTGATTTCTCTAAGGTTTTCTATTACGGTATCCCTTACTTTTTCACCACGAGTTAGCGCCAACAAACCATATCCTGCGAAATCTACTGGGGATTCCATGTTATCACTATATTTCTCTAGAGTAGAGGTTAGGTAGGTTGTTCTTCTTTCGTCTTCCCCTAAAAGATATCCAACATTTACCCCGAAATATTCTGCAAGTAGTAGAGCAGGTTTTGATTTGATTTCATTATTTGGATTTTCCCAATTTTGATAAGTTCGTAAAGTAATATCCAAACCTAGTTCTTTTTTTATAATATCTTCGTAAAATTCTTTTTGGGAGAATCCTTTTTCTATTCTAAGATTTTTTAGATTATTTTTAGGTGTTTGTTTTTCCATTAGTTATCCTCTTATACGTTTATCTAAAGTATAACATAGTAGAGAGAAAAAATAAAATCATAGACGAAAAAAATTTCATTTATCGCTTGACAACGAAAATAAATTCGTTTATAATTCAAGGTGTGATGAAAAAATTTTCGTCTAAATCAAGATTTTTTAGAAAGGAGTGAGTTGATAATGTTATTAACAATAGAACATGCAAAAAAAGTTCGTCGAAAACGAGGGGAGCTTCAGCTTGGAAAAGTTCAGTTAGCCAAGAAACTAAAAATTACACCTCCTACTCTAGCAAAAATTGAAGCTGGCAACTACGATGCACCTAAGCGCATTTACGAAAGTGTGATAGAGTGGCTTTTAGAAGATTATTAGAAAGGAGCGAACTAATCGCAATACTACTCTACATTTACAGATTTCTCATGTGGTGCTTTACTACTGGGGATTGATAAACGGATCTAGCTAAATATTCGTTAGTGTAATTTGCTTGCTACCTATAGCAGTATCAAGGGTTTGTAGGGGTTCATATTCTCCGATTTTACCCTACTTTAATGCTTTACCTTGGTACTGTTTTAGGTGGCAAGAGCTGACAAAAGAAGAAAGGAGCGAACCAATGGAACTGGTTTACATGGACGGCAAGAAAGAGCCGTATACTACGAGCGAGATTATCGCTGAATGTGCTGAAGTACAGCATCATACTATTACACGCTTAGTCAGAGACAATAAAGTTGATTTTGAAGCGTTGGGAATACTTGGATTTAAAATCCATAAATTAGATAAGAGAGGGCAACCGAAAAAAATCTATCTTCTGAATGAGCAACAGGCAACCTTGCTGATCACTTATCTAAAGAATACCAAACCAGTACGGCAATTCAAAATGAACCTAGTCAAAGCATTCTTTGAAATGCGTGATGAACTTTCTAAACGCTATCTTCAAAGGGAACTGGAAAAGCCAAAGCGCAAGACCTTAACCGAAGCTATCAAATCATGGGAGAAAGCGCCCAAGCATGCCTATAGTACACTTACAAACTTACTGCTAAAGGGAGCGACTGGGAAAAGCAAGTCCCAACTCATGCAAGAACGAGAAAGTGGAAACGGTATTGACAGTTTAACAAGTGATGAACTGACAAACTACCAACGTTTGGAAGATATGGCAATAGCCATGATTAACTTGAATAGGGGGTATTCAGAAATTAAGGAATTAATTTTTAAAGTATAGGAGTATAGAAAATGGAAAATGAATTTAAGACAGTTACAAATGCCAAAGGGTTAGAAATTCCTAAGTATTCCAAGGATTTTAAAAAGCTAGTTGAGAAAGACAGACAACTAGCCGAATATCTTTGTATGAACTACGAGAACTTGGACAGTGAAGACCTGGGCACATTTCTTGAAATGGTGAAGCAGGGATTCAGCTGGATTCTGGATCTTATCGATAGTAAAGATTTGATTTATAAACCACAGTCGGGTAGTAATCATGCAAAAAGAAAATAAAAAAATCACCTGCTCAAATTTTAGACGAGGCGAGCAAGCGACAAGATTAAGGATATAGAAATTTTTTCTATGCTTTGATTATAGCAAAAAATATCTATTCTATCAAATATCTAAAGAAAAACCGAAGAGCAGGCAAGCAATTAGAAAAGGTTTTGAAATCAAGCGCTGACAGGGTGATTCTAAGACCTTGTTTAGTTGAAAGATGGGTAATTACCCACGAAACACCGCTACAAGCGTTCGCCAACTTGGGGCAACTGCCCAGCGTTTGGAGTGGTGAAGCATACCATATAGAAAACAGGCAAGAAAAAGGACAAGGAAAGGCTAATGGAGAAAAATATGACTCTAGACCTAGACAACATGACACGATCAGAATTTGACAAGCTAATGACTAAAATCAAGGATAGACATCCGAACCTCTTTCAGTTCATCATTGACTTTTTAGATGATAAAGTAACTTCTGAAGAGGTGTACGACTTTCTGAAGTTGAAGCGAAGCTATCAAGTGAATTATATCAAGAATTACCAAGCGAGGGCATAACATGAATGAACTAGATTTGACCAATACACAATCGATTATCTTTGTGGTGGTAATGATTGGCCTACTGCTTTATTTAAACTATCAAGACCACAAAAAAAGCACCCAAATCGAGAGCGAAAGTACACAGACGATTGAAACGGCTAGCGAGGATTTAACCCCTGATTATGGGCGATATATTCAGCTTGCAGGGCTTAATCCATGGGGGTACTAAGATGTTTGAAAAAATGATTGAAGATTTAAAGTCTAAGATTTTGGAAGCAGTGGAACGGTATTTAAAAAGCCATGAGAAAGCACCTCAAAAAAGATTAGATTTGATCAGCAAGGTGGAACTAAAGGAAGAACTGGGCATAGGAGATAAAACCTTGACAAAATGGGAATGTGCAGGACTACCGCAGTATATACCGCCTATTGAAGATACTAGAAAAGCGTATTATAAAGTCTCAGACGTTTTAAAGTTCTTGGGGGTAGATGATGGCAAAGACTAAAATATATTTTTGGTTAAAAGTTGATAAGAAGTTTTTTGATAATCTTTTTATTAAGCGACTTAAAAATATGCCTGGTGGCTACACTATGACAGTGATTTATATCCGTCTTATGTTGGAAAGTTTAGAAGATGATTGTATTTTGTACTATGAAGGATATTTTGATAGTTTGGTACAGGAATTAGCTTTAAAACTGGATGTCTCTGAAGATGATATAAATATGACGCTTGCATATTTTACAAAATGCGGACTAATTCAGATCGATGATGATGGCCATGCTACATTATCACAAGCAAAAGCCATGGTTGAGAGTGAAACAAACTGGGCAAAATACAAGCGAGACCAAAGAAAAAATAGTCAAGATATACCAAAATTGGAGAATGTCCAAAGTAAAGAGACTTTTTCCAACTCATGTCCAACAGAGATAGAGAAAGAGAATAGAGTTAATAGTAAGAGTAATAATTTATATTTAGATAATATATTGTCGGGAAATCCCGACTTCACTTTTCCTACTTGGCTTGAAGAAACAGCTATAAAAGATTTAGAGAAAACAAAACATAAAGAACTTTGGATTCCTATTGCTTATCTGAATCAAGTAGCTAATAAGCGATATAAGTTTGTTGACAAGACTAAAAGGCTTTTACTAGCACGATTCAAAGAAGGCTATACACTTGAAGATTTTAAACAGGTGATAGATATTAAAACGGCAGAATGGAAGGATAGTCCTGAATTTTCTAAATATCTGAGACCTGAAACACTTTTCGGATCTAAGTTTGACGGTTATTTGAACCAAAAGCCTAAAACCATAAAAGGGAAGTCTGAAGATAACTTCCCAGACCTACCATTTTAGGAGTTGCAAAGATGAAGGAACAATTTAAAGAATTTAATAATAGAAAAATATCGGATAAAGTTTGCGATATTCACCAGGTAAATTATTGGGAAATTTCTGTACCAGTGTTAGGGGGTTCAGAAAGAAAAGTACAAGCATTTTGTCCGGAGTGCGTGAAGGGAGAGATTAAACAGAAAGAGAAAGACCTATTGCAGCAGTTCGAGGACAGGCAAGCTTACTTTAAAACTTATGATGTCTTAATGCGTGACAGTACGATTCCTAACGAGTTGAAGGGGGCAACATTTGAGAATTTCTTTGTTAAGACTACAGAGGAGCGTCAGATGTTAGAGTTTGTAAAGGGGCAAGCCCAGAAGTACCTTGGAGGCATGACGGGAAATACTTTAATCAGCGGTAGCACAGGAATCGGAAAAAGTCATTTATCTCTTGCCTTGGCCAAAGAAATCAATGAGAGTTTCAGGGAGAAGCACGAGCCTAAGAGTGTCTTGTTTATCAGCTTAACTGAGATTATCAAGCAGATAAAAGAAGGCTGGGCTTATGGAAGAAATGCAAACTTAACAGAGTATGAGGCGGTTAAAAAGTTAGTTGATGTAGATTTTCTAATCATCGATGACCTGGGGGCAAAAAATGGGACGGTAACACCTAAGAGTGACTGGGAACAGGATTTCTTGTTTGATATTATCAACAATCGAGAAACTACGATTTTCAACACGAACCTAGATAGTAGTGAACTGCGGACTGTTTACAATGCTAGAAATTCAAGTAGAATTTTGAAAGGTTTAGAAGGTAACACTTTCAAGGCTTTTACGATCAAAGATAAAAGATACACTATAAACACAGTGAGGGGAGAATATCAATGAATGATGATAAAATGCGATTTGCAACAGAAAAAGGCTTTGTTGTATACGAAAAACGTGGTATAATAGAGATAGAAAAAGTTCCAAGTTTTGGAGAAATTACTTTATTCTATTCAGATGGGAAATTTACTCATCTAGTCAAAAAAGAAACTAAAAAATAAGTCTATTGAGAACAACTCAGGGACATACCGTAAGCATATAATGCTAGTGGTATGTCCCTTTTTGTTTGCATAGAAAGGGGGTGAGGGAGATGTCAGGAGATACTTCTTTAGGGTATGTAGTAGCCAATAAGTTTTCTATGGATCCAGATAAAAGACAGAAAATCTTTTCTCAATGTAAAAAAGAAGATAATAGCTTAGAACAACGGAAACAAGAAATACTAGAAAAATATGTTAACAAACAAGACAAATCAAAATCTAGAAAAAATGATTCTAAAGGCTCGGAGAGTTCTAAAAGAAAAGCTAAAAGCAAAGAATTTTAGAAAAAATTATAAACAAAAATCAGATATTAAAAGATGGAGGAGCAAAAAAATGACAAATAACTTAGCTAAACAAAAAGAAAATCTAGAAGCTTATATCCGAAGTACGGGTTATAACACTAGAGGGATGAACGTAGAAAATAATCATGTACTCATTGAAAAACCAATCCTTGATAGTTACAAAGATGAACATCAACGTAAAGAATTGATTGATCTAGTAAATGTTATTGAGACTCGCACCCGTGGTGGGAAGTATGAAGTAACTGACTTTGAATCTGATTCGTTACAAGAACTTAGCGAAAATTCGGCTGAGAGAACAGAAGCAGATAAAAAGAAAACTATCAGCGTTGATTACTTAGTTAAATTATTCAGTGGAAAACTTGATTTTTCACAGGAACAATTAGATGATGGCCAATATAATTTAACGGATTTTCTTGGTAAGAAGATTATTAAATTAAAACGTAGAACACGAAATAGAGAGATTGGGAAAATTCTCCAAACTGCGAAAGTGCAGACTGCTACAAGTATGGACGACTTGAAATCTATTGTTTCTTTAATCAATCCAGAGCGCAATGTATCTATGGTTGTTAGTCAATCACTATTTAGTGTCTTAGAAAAAATGAAAGACACTTCAGGAAATTATCTTCTTAAAGTTGATAAAGAGACAGGGACAAGTGAAACATTCTTTGTAGATAACTTTTTAATTGTAGATGATACAACATTAGGGAATAAAGGTGACAAAAAAGGCTTTATCGGAGATCTAGAAAACTTTGTTACTTTGTTTGATCGCAAGAAAGATACACTTAGTTGGGTGAATGCGAATGACTATTTTGGAAAACGGTTGATTTTACATACCCGATTTGATGTAAAAAAAGTTGAAGAAGATTGTGGTTACTTTATTCAATGGAACTAGGAGGAAGAAATGGATATTAATCAAGTATTTGATACACTGGATGATCTAGATAATAAAAAAAGTAAGATTAATTCAGCACGAGAACAGTTAAGCGAAAAAAGGAAAAGCCTATTAGGCAATCAAGCAGTTTCATTTGAGAACATAGATTCTTTTTTGTCAAATAACTTAGAATCTTTAGAGCAGCTGGAAAAGATGGAAAAAGCTATTAATGGCCTTCAGGAAAAATTTGATAGTGATTTTTCAGAAGCTAATGCAGTCATCTTTGAATACATTTTTAAAGAGACTAAGCAACGGATGGAAACTAAGAAGATCTATAAACAATACCGAAAGAAACTTAGACGAATTCTGGACGCATATGATGAAATTCAAGAACTGAAGAAGGATGTAGAAGAAATCCATACAGGTGTAGTCAGAGAAATAAGTCAGAGACATTCTCTATCGCAGTATCGAACAGAAGTAAGTCCGCTTACTGTCCTACCATTCTTAACTCCTGATTCTAGCGGATGGATGAATTTTTCTAAGGAATATCGGGACATTAAAGAGTATTTAGAAAAATAGGGAACAAATTAAGTAAGGCTAGTGATATATGGCTGAAACAGAAGAGATATCGCTAGTCCTACTTTTATGCTTTACTAAGTTTCACATAACAAAGTAAGCATAAACTGAAAAGAAGTAATAGCTTGAAAGCAAGGTATATCAGGGGGTTACAGAATGGAGTGAGTTTCACAGAATGTAAGATATGAGAAACTGAGGGGATAAATTAAAGAAATTTCCCTTGAACTTGTCATATTGAAGAGTTGTCAAACTTAAAACAATGATACCTGGTAAGTGGAGTGTTGGAAGGCTTTTAGCGCTTTTTGTCAGTTTGACAGAATTTACAATTTGACAAATTGAAAGATAAAAAAATTTTTAAATTTAAGTGGAGGTACTTGCCTATGTACGAGTTGAGTAACAGAGACCTGGACGGGATAGATATTGAGTTAGGACGATATAGAACGCTTGCTAATAAAATTTATTTGAGAAGACAGGAACTAATACATAATAAGAAACATAGCGCTGAAGATTGTACTGGTGGGAAAGGCAAGACAGTATATAGTCCTACTGAAGCAACCATCATTAGAATTGAAGAAGACCAAACGCTAAGATATTTAGAAGGCTTTAAACTAGTTGTAGATACCTTGATGGAAAACTTAATTGAAAGTGATCTAGTCATTTTTAAAATGAGATATTTAGAAGCTGGTGCGACTTGGGAAGACGTGGCAGAGAAACTAAATAAAACTACTCGTTATATAAATAGCCGTAGAAAGGTAATCGCTAAAAGATTTGTTGAGTTGAAAGGATATTGACTCCCCCACCTTTTAAAAAATCTTTCTGGCCAGTAGGGTACCGGTGAAGGGAACTTTTTCCAAGTCGGAGATGTTCAGAGAAAAAGGGGGTAAAAACTTATTGTTTTTAGAAAAAAGTATTAGTTTTTCTAAAATAGAATTGAGATGAAACTATTTTTCTGAAATAAGACCTAATTTTCAATTGATAAATGAATTGATTATGTCATTTATTTTTAAGATTTCTTCCAATAATAGTTTTTGATACTCTTTAAAATTTTTTGAGGAATGAAATTCAATCAGTTCTTCAAAGAATTTCGGGGGATTGGTAAATATTTGTAATGGGACATTTGAAATTTTATAATGAAATATATTATTTCTAAAATCTTGTCGGAAGTTAAAAACTTTTTCTTTGCGATCAAGGATATCAACAACTTCCTCCCGTTGGAAATCAGGAAATAAAGAGCTTTCCTGATTGAGAATCAAGCGTAAGGCTGTAATACTAACTAAATAGCATTGGCTTAGCGAGCGTGTAAAAAAGTAATTTTTTGATTTTAAGACACTTGGCATAATATGTACTACAAAATTATTCTGGCATAATATGTTAAATAAGAATAACTGAGTGCCCGTAGGCAGAACTCCTGTTAAAAAATTCCTTCTTTTAGATTCAAATAAGAAAAAATCACGTTGTTCAAAGTTTTCAATTTTAATATCCTGGATTGTAGGCTTCTTAATAGTTTTTTGATTTACTGAATTAATTAAAGTTCCTAAAGCTTTGCTAAATTCAAAAAATAAATCAGTAGCTCTTTTATCAAAATAGGAAATATCCTTTTTATCAGTTTTCGATAAAATACTTTCTAGGTAAATATGATATTGGTTAGTGTTAGCGTATGGAATTTCGTTGAAGTAATATACCCCTAAATCATGTTGTCCAAAAATATTGATTACGAGTTTTTGAAATAAATTGTAATTTTCTACCATTTGTGAATAAAAGCGTCTCTCTATTTCAAGTATCAGT